GGCGACGGCTTCCGGCGGCGCCTCTGGGGCCAAGCCCGAGTCCGCGATGACCTTCCAGGTGATCCAGGACCGGGTGAAGACCACCGCGCACTGGATCCCTGCGACCCGGCGCGTGCTGTCCGACGCCGCGCAGCTCCGCTCCGAGATCGACATGTTCCTTCGCTACGGGCTCCGCGAAGAGCTGGAGGACCAGGTCATCAGCGGGGACGGGACCGGCGAGAACTTCACCGGCATCCTGAACGTGTCCGGGACGCTGGCGCAGGCGTACACCACGGACCTGCTGACCACGGCCCGGAAGGCGCGGACGAACCTGCTCCTGAACGGGCGCGTCATGCCCACCGCCTGGGTCATCCACCCGAACGACTGGGAAGACTTCGACCTGCTCACCGACAACGAGGAGCGCTACTACTTCGGCGGCCCGCTCGGGATGGGGATGCCGCGGCTGTGGGGCATCCCCGTCGTCGAGTCCGAGGCCATGACCGAGGGGACGATGGTCCTGGCCGACTGGCGATACGCGATGCTCTGGGACCGGGAGCAGACCAACATCTACGTCAGCGACAGCCATTCCGACTTTTTCGTGCGGAATCTCATTGCCATCCTCGCGGAACTCCGCGCGGGGTTCGGCGTGCGGCGCACGAAGGCCTTCGTCGAGGTGGATCTGACGCCGTAAGGCGGGGCTGACCTGATGTGCAACTGGGCCGAGGGGAATCCCCTCGGCCCTTTCATTCCCTGCCCCTGAAAGCGGGGCGGAAAATCTCATATCCCGGCTGTGGCCGGGACGGGAGAGAGGGAAGACGATGGCTTATAAGAATGCGACGCAGGGCGCCTACCGGCGCAATCTGGGGCTGCTCGCGCAGCGTTCCCCGTTCGCGGTCCACTGGCACGTCAACACGAACACCGGCAGCAACGGCAACGACGGCAAGAGCGCTGCCCGGCCGTTCCTGACGATGCAGAAGGCGTTCGACAGCATCGCCTCCGGCGCCGTCATCCACTTCGTGGGGAACATCCGCGAGCAGTTGACGACGCCGACCGGTGCCGCCGACGTGACGATCATCGGGGAGGGGAACCGGCCCCGCCACGCGGACACGCACCCGCTCAACGGGGAACTGGCCGCGGCGACGTGGAAGCTGCCGGCGGACGGCGGGACGAACGTGCCGCTGCTCATCCTCCGCAACCCGGGGTGGCGGCTGGAGAACATCCTCTTCGCCGCGCACGCGTCCAACTATGCATTGAGGCTGGAGCGAACCGCCGACGAGGATGCGACGGAGCAGGACGCGTCTCACCTCCAGGTCATCGGGTGCCGGTTCGCCAGTGGTGCGGGTGGGATCTCCGACACGGGCGGCACGTTCAACGTGCTGATCGAGGGGTGCTGGTTCGGGGCCCTGACCACGGCCTGCATCCTCGGCGTCGGGAACATCGGCGTGGGCCAGTTGATGTGGCACATCCGGGGGAACCACTTCAACAACTTCACGAACGGCATCAAGATCGCCGCCCACGAGTGCGTCATCACCGGCAACTACTTCACCGACGGTGGGACCCCGAACACGACGTACGTCCTGAACACGAACAACGGCGGCGGCCGGGACAACTTCGTCGTGGAGAATTACTTCCAGACGCTCACCGCCAACTTCGACACGCCGGACGTGGTAGGGTGCGCGACCGACGTGTGGAACAACACCAGCATCGACGGCACGGCCAACATGATCGGCCGCGAGGTCGGCCAGCCCGCCTAAAGGGGCATGACCCGCCCGCATGGGCGAGGAGGAACGGAGAGATGAGCCAGACCCTGAACGGCCGGGCACCCATCACGGTGTTCGACAAGACGGCCGCGTACACGATCCTGAGCAGCGAGTGCGGCTGCTGCTTTACGAATGACGGGGCGGCGGGGGCCATCGTGCTCACGCTGCCCGTCGGCGAGGAAGGCCTGCACTACTACTTCAACGTGCGGGCCGCGCAGGAGCTCCGGATCGACCCGAACGGCACGGAGACGATCAGCCTGCCCTCGGACGGTATCCCCGGTGCGGCCGGGAAGTACCTGACCGCCAACGCGCTCGCCGAGAGCGTCCACCTGCTGTTCGTGGATGGGAACTGGTGCGTACTCGGTTACACCGGGACCTGGGCGCACGAGGGCTAAGGCCGCGTGGCCATAACGATCATTGATGCGCGGGGCCGGGTGCTGGACTCACCGAAGTTGCACCCGGCCCCGGAGGGAGAGACGATGGCAGAGAAGATCGTGGGAGAGACGACCCTCGGCGGGCAGACGTGGCAGCAGGAAGAGGCGGCGCCGGTCTTGCGGCCCGGGGACTGCATCGCGCCGGAGCGGCTCTACCTGAATCGCAAAGGTGAGGTGGTGCCGAACGGGCCGGATAAGGCCGAGCTGTTCGCAGCGAAGGGGACGGTGATCCGGCGCGAGGATGCCGAGCGCGTGGGATACAAGCCGCCGCAGGTAGCAGCGCCCGCCCCGGCCGAAGCAGAGACGGCGGCCGAGCCGGAAGTGCCCGCCCCCAAGCCACCTGATGCGCCCGCGAAGCCTGCGTCTCCACCGGCCGAAGCTCCGAAGACGCACCCGCGCGAGGACGTGCCTCCGCGCCGGGGAAGGTAGAGGCTCGTCCTGTGCCGGCCGGCGACCTGATCGGGTGGGTGGGGGAGACGCTCGACGTAACGTTTCCCTTCGCCTCGCCGAACGAGGTGGCGGTCACGCTCTCCAGCGTCCTGGCCACCATCTGGAACGAGGCCGGCACGGCTTCTCCCAGCGCGGCGGCCGGCTCCGTCGATACGACCACGGAGAACGGTCCTTACGCCTTCTACCTGTGGACACCGGCGACCGAGGGGAACTATACCGGGGAGCTGAAGGCGACCGTTACGGCGACCGGTTACCTGACCGGGCAGACGCGGGTCCGCACCTTCAACGCGCAGGTCTGGCCGCGGACCTCGCTCCTCCGTCCCTTCCTGGACCGGGCGCGCGGCCTCGCGGCTGATGAGGCACGCTCCCTCGGCGAAGACGCCGGGAAGCTCTCCCTGCGCGACTACTACGAGTCCTTCCTCGATGCGCTCCGCGCCTACTCGGACGCCAACCCGCGCCGGGTCCAGTCCGACGTGACGCTTGTCGGCTCGCAGTGGGAGTACGCGCTCTCCACGCTGGCGAAGGTGGCGGCGGGGACGGCGCCGGCGGCGCAGTGGACACCCGAGTTCTCGGAGATCCGGCTGGTAGAGCCGGACGTAGACGCCACCCTGCAAAGCCAATGGTTCATCGGCGGCGGGGCCGACCGGCTGAACCAGGTGGCCGGGGCGCAGGGCGTCATCGTCGATCCGGTTCAGGCCAAGTTCCGGTTCGCGTGGCTGAGTCCGAGCACAGGGGATACGGCACGCGTCGAGTGGACGAGTCCCCACGTTTGTACCCACGTCGCTTCTTCCCTGCCGGCTGAACCCGTTACGGGCCGGGCGGTCCACTTCGAGGCACTGTGCCGCTACACAGCGGGCGAGGCGCTGGAGCGGCTGACAGCGAAGGCGGCCGGGACGAACGAGCAGCAGATCGAGGCGCAGGTGGTGAGCTACGGAACCACCTTTGAGCGGCTGCGCCGGCTGGCGATGGACTACAAGGCGCAGGCGGTGAAGGCGTGGACGCGGCGGACGTGGGCGTTTTAGCGCAGAAGAAAGGAAGCAAGCAACATGCGCTCGGTCCTGGCTTTTCTCTCTACCATTACCGGCCGGCGGGAGGAGGTAACGAACCTCAACCCGTTGCCGGTGACTGGCGCTGTTTCCGGCACCGTCTCCCTCACCGACCTCTCCGCCGGCGAATACGAAACCGTCGCCGCCTCCCAGACTGCGCAGGTCCTTGGCGCCGCGGGCGCCATCGGTGACTACCTGGCTGGCGTGCTGGTTGTGCCGGAGACCACTTCGCCCGGGGCCGTGGCGGTCCTCGATAACGCGACCTCGATCACCGTGTTTGCGGGGGGTGCATCCAGCGTGTCGAACCTCGTGCCTTTCTTCATTCCGTTGGGCGCCAAGTCGGTAAGCGGCGCGTGGAA